GTGGTTTTCCGTTCTTCTGCTGGGCAGACAAGTATGCACTGGGGCTTGGCATATCCGCACCGGTCAAATCAGCGGCATCGTCCAGATTATCTGCGTCCAATTCCGGAGCATGAAACTCCATAATATCTGCATCCTTGCCCTCTGCGATCTTGTCGGAGAGAGCTTTCGGCTTATCTCCTGCACGAACTCGTCTGCCGCCTCTTCTTGTGCCGTCCTTTGCCATCTGATTTCACCTGCCTTTTGAGAAAAAAACAGCCGAAACTGCGTAGGTTTCGGCTTGTCTGCATATTTTCGGGGTTAATCCCCCGTTTGAACCTTGGTTTTTGTGCGTGAGAGGGAACGCCGGTCTGTAAAAAATTCACAATTAGCGATTTTTATCCCCCCACCGGCAGCATTTCAGACACAATCAATACCGATAGACGGGATTTCGGTCTTCTGTCCACGTCTTGCGGTCATGGCAGGACTTGCAAAGAGCCTGCCAGTTGCTTTCATCCCACATCAGATGCGGATCACCACGGTGAGGAATGATATGGTCGACCACGGTCGCTGCCGTGAACCGTCCCTGTGCTTTGCACCGCACACACAAAGGATGCCGGCGGAGGTACGCCTTGCTGACACGTTGCCACTTGCTGCCGTAGCCACGCTTAGCGGCAGACGGTCTGTCTGGATGCAAGGGCTGATGCTCTGCACAATACAAACCGTCTGTCAGATTGGGACAGCCGGGGTGCTTACATGGTTTTCGTGCCTTCCTCGGCATTGTCTCCACCTCCTTCGGGCATAACAAAAGCCGCTGGCGTAAACCAACGGCTCTATACATGATCTTCTATTATACAGTATAGCACAGAAACCCATGAATATCAAGTCTTACGAACTCTCATCAGCTCTCAACTTTTGGACGGCTTTGTCACGCAGGCGGTAGATGTGCTGCACGCTGTATCCGAAGTCGGCAGCGATCATGTTCCAAGATTTGAACTCCAGATAACGCTTGCTCAGAAGGTCACAACAATCGGCATCATCGACCGCCTTAATACGCGCTTCCATGTCGGCAAGCAGCGCATCATACTCACGCTGGGTTTCCTGAATTTCCTGTTCCAGCGCCATGATCCTGAAAACGGTGCCTTCCATCTTGCTTCGATCGGGTGACACGGTTCTCGGCATATCATTGATGCCGCTGCCGTTCATACCTTCGGCACGCTGCCGCAACACTCGGATTTCGTGAATCTTCCGGTCGATACGCCTGCGGAGTCGCTGTGCCTGATCCCAGTATTCTTTCATGCAAATTCCTCCCTCATCATTTTTATCAGTCTCTCGCCGTTCATATCCGACATGAAGTCAAACCACTGCGACCGCAGGAACTGCTCACATTCCAGTTTCGTGATGATGTCATTTGACTGTAGCACCTCCCGGTAATCCAGAAGGCACTGCTTGATGATTGCTGCCGACAGTAATTTGTATCCTTCATTCATTTGAACCTTGCTTTCACCGCACGCATCATTGCGGACTGCGTCCTGTCTTTTGACTGCAAAGCCTTCATGATCTCCTCGTCGATTGTGTTAACCGTCATAAGATGCTGAATCACAACAGATTCTGCCCGCTGTCCCTGTCGCCACAGGCGGGCGTTGGTCTGCTGGTATAATTCCAGCGACCACGGCAGCGTGTACCAGATGATTGTGCTGCCACCGTCCTGCAAGTTCAGTCCGTGACCTGCGGAGGAAGGCTGTATCAGCGCCACTGGAATTTTTCCTGCATTCCAGTTGGCGATATCCTTGTCGGTCTTGATTTCGCGGCAGTCGAACCGCTTACAGATGCGGTCGCGTTCGTGCTTGTACCAATACGCGACCAGCGCGGGCTTGCCGTTCTGCGCTTCCAGCAGATCTTCCAATGCATCCAGCTTTCGCTCGTGCAGCTCGATGATATTGCCGTCGTCGCTGTAGATGCAGCCGCTTGCAAGCTGTACCAGCTTTCCGCACAGGACGGCAGCATTGGCAGCGGAAATATCCTCATCCTGCACCGGCAGGACGTAGTCGCTTTCCATCTGCTTGTAGGCTTCATATTCTTCTTCGGAAAGCCGCACCGGATCAGAGACAGACAGCAGCTCCGGCATTCTCAGGTGGTCGGTAGTTTTCATGGAAATGCTGATGTCGGCGATCTTGCCGTAGATCTCCTTTTCGACACCTTTGCGGGGCGTATAAGTGAAGCCGTTCCAGTCTGGTGTGAAGTATGCATCACGGTACTGTCCGATTCGCTTTCCCAGACGCTCTCCCTTATCCAGCAGGCGGAACTGCGCCCACAGATCCATGAGACCGTTGCTGCAGGGTGTACCGGTCAGCCCGATGATACGCTTTACAAACGGACGCACCTTCCGCAGCGCCTTGAAGCGCTTAGACTGGTGGTTCTTGAATGATGAAAGCTCGTCAATCACCACCATGTCGAAATCGAACGGCATCCCGCTGTCCTCAATGAGCCACTGCACATTCTCGCGGTTGATGATGTACAGATCGGCTTTTTTCCGGAGAGCCGCAAGGCGCTGGTCGCGGGTGCCGAGAACCAGACTGTAGGTCAGCCCTTTCAGGTGATCCCACTTGCCGATCTCTGCCGCCCATGCATTTTTGCAGACGCGGATTGGTGCGATCACCAGCACCTTCCGGACGTCGAAGCTGTCGAACATCATGTCGTTCAGTGCCGTCAGGGTGATGCTGGTCTTGCCCAGCCCGCATTCCAGCAGGACTGCTGCCTCCGGGTGTGTTTCGATAAAGTCGATGGCGTATTTCTGGTAGTCATGTGGACTGTATTGCATCAATGATCCCTCCAATCTGTTCAGGGCTGTCCAGCACAAAAACCAGAAAACCCATCCTCCGCAATAGTCTGTGACGAGACCACTGCAATGGTCGCGGCGTTTTCCCCGGTGCCTTGACTTCCACGAAACCGATTCTGCCGCCGGGGAACATCACCATGCGGTCGGGCATCCCGTTAAAACTTGGGGATACGAACTTGACCGCCAGCCCGCCTTTTGCTTTGACAGCTTTAAAAAACTTCGATTCTACGGTTGTTTCACGCATTTTTACTCCTTTCTGGTGCAGGTGTCGAAGGTCTATTCTATAACTTTATATATAGATATTTTTTCAATTTTTTCTACTATAGAAAGTTTATGATATGACCTTCGACACCTGCACCTTTTAGTCCAAAAAGCCCAAATCTTCGTCGTTTTCCTGCTCTTCCGGAAAATCATCTGTTTTCAGCATCAACCCAAAAATCATGATCCCGTTTTTCAACTTCTTCTTGTGGTACCCGATCTGCTCCAAAGCTGCATAGAAATCTCCCGTACTGCGGGTGTATTCATGCATATTGATGCAGTAGGTGCGGTAAGCCTTATACAGCTCGCCGGACTTCTCCTGATAAGCTGCTCCGATGACACAGCTTTCCTCCAGAAACTTTCCGAGCCAGTCATTGTCCTCGCGGTAGGCAGCAACAGCATCACGCACCACCTTCGGCGGCTTGATATTGAAGCCTTCGGCGATCACCATACGGGAGCCTTCAATGATCCAGCTCAAGATCGCACCGCCTGCATGGTCAACAAGATAGTCGGCAAAGTTCTTAATGTCGCTGTCGCCCTCGATTTTGGCATTGAACGGGATAACAATCAATCTGCGCCACGTTCCCGCATCAGAGGCACCGACCTTCGGCAGGTGGTTTGTATACAGCACCAGCGTGTGGCTGGGGATAAAACTGAACGGTGCTTTATACTTTTTCTCTGCATACACCGCATCGGTCGAACAGAGCTGCTTGATGACCGAGGTGTTCAGGCGCATACCTTCCTCCAGCTCGGCAGCAATAATCAGGCGCTTGCCCTTCAATTCTGCCATTTCGGGCTTCACATTTCTCTTGCAGCCGACCGTCAGCGCGTCGGCAGACATATTACCAGCATAGCTGCCCAGCACACGGGCAATCGCGTTCCAGAAGGTAGACTTACCATTTCTGCCTTCTCCGTATGCGATAATAAGTGCTTCAATATACACCTTGCCGATGACCGCCATGCCTACGATGCGCTGCACATAGTCAATCAGGTCAGTATCACCGCAGAAAATCAGGTCGAGCGTATTCTTCCAGATGTCCGTGCCTACATCGTCCGGAGAAACCGTCGTAACCTTCGTGATGTAATCCTGCGGATCATGATCCTTCGTGCCGGTCAGTCCCTCCGTCAGGTTGTAGGTGCAAAGCGGCGTATTCAGCAGGAAGGGATTGCTGTCCAGCTCGTCCGGCTGCTTTTCCAGTAGCGGCATAGCAGCTTCCATTGCAGGCTTCAGGCTTTTCATATTGCGGTACTTCATGACGAATGCGTAGTAGGTCTTGGCGGTCTGGTAGGCACCGTAGGCTTCCGCCTGATCGCTGGTCATACCCTCAAGCAGCTTCTTGCCGCCTGCCATCGCCGTTCCACGGGAGATGCCGAGGTCTTCCAAGCGCTGCAGCGCCGCCTCGATCTCGTTGCCCGCTTCTTCGAGCTGTGCATCTGTATGTTCCATCATTGCCGCGATCGGGCGCTGGCGGGATTCCATCCAGTAGATCTCGTTATTACGCAGAAAACCGGTCGCTTCCGTATAGCAGACCTCGCCCTCATACACCGCTGCAAAAGTACGCGCCTCACCAATATCCGAGAAATCATCCGGGCGCAGACTGCCGCCTGTGTATTCGTCGGGCGGGATATAGTCGGGAGCAGACGAAACCTTCTTGTAAAACTTTGAAGCGCTCGACCAGATCTTGTCCAGCTCCTCCTGATCCAGCGGCGGATCACATTCGGCAGCTTTCTCCAGAAACTTCGTATAGGCAGCATCGGTCACACCAAACCGCTTGACGAGCTTTCCTGCATAATGCGACATAGTAGCGTTGCGCTTTCCCTGCGGAATCGCCGCCTTTGCGGTCAATGTCAGGAAGTCCTCAATGAACAGGCTGCCTTCATGCCACAGCACCTCGCTGCCGGGGGAACCATAGAGGAATCGTGCGGCATCGAGCGCATTATCATCAAAGAACGGGAATGCCGCGTGGATCTTCCGCTTGAGTGCTGCATAGGAGTCGGCATCGTGGATCAGGTGGATCTGGAAATATACATGGAAACGCGGTCTCGCCGACACTCCGTTTTTCGCCTTCATGTGATTGCGGCTGAACACAAGGATATACGGCACATCCGGGAGCAGTTCATCCAGAAGCTCCGGCGTGATCCACTTTGCCGGATCGTCGCTGTGATCGTTGTCACAGTCCATCGGGATATTGTCCGAGAGAATAAAGTTGTCCTTGCTGCGGGTGTTATTCTTGTATTCCGCACAGACGTGGTCGCGGCTCTGCACCTTTGCCATATCCGCCTCCGTGGTCACAACGACCTTATTCGGGTAGATGCAGTTTGCCTTGTTGTGCAGGCAGTCAGCCTGATAGATTGTTACTTGCATACTTCCTCCAATTCCTCCGTAAAATAGCGGATTTTCATTTTCTTGCGCTTTGCCCGTTCGATCTCCGCCTTCATGCCGGAGCTGATTGTTTCACCGAACACCCACAACTCTACGCACTTGCTCATCAGCACCCAGTTCATAAAAATGGCTGTGTTGCGTTCCTCCGGGACATTGTCGTCCATGAACTGCGTAAAGTAGATATGTGGCGTGATTGGCAGGTAGTGCCTGTCTACAGCGAAGCGGCTGTATCGGCGTGCGTTCTCAACATTCCTCTCCGTATCCCCGGAATAAGGCGAACAGATATACACGACCGGACGGAAGGCAGCAGCCTTCGCCGCCACCTTCTCCTCCTTCTCGATGCGGGTAAGCGCTTCATACTCGGTTGGGCTGGAGTAGCCCTCACTGTTACGCTTACTTGCCATGACCGAGCCTCTTTCTCGCGCAGGCGTTGCAGAGCACCGAAGTGCCGTACATATCGCCAATACCGTCAGCGAACACACAGGACAAGTCAACACTGACCTCCTCGCCACAGTCCGGGCAGGCACAGAATACATTCTCGTCGTTGAGCTCCACTCTGACCTCAAGCTCATCGGTCTTCTCTTTCACATAAAACATAGCTCAGTCCTCCTTCTTTCTGGTCGGGCAGTCCTCACAGCGCTCTCCGTTATCGTGCGCCTTGCAGAGATCACCGCAGTGCGGACACTTGACGTAGACATTCTCCGGCTTGACCAGCCTGCCGCTGATCAGCGCATAAAACCATTCAATCGTGTATTTCATAACATCAGTCCTCCTTGAGCTTCGCTGCGTACCATTCCAGATAGCGCTTTCTTTCGTGGAAATCTGGGACTGATACAAGCAGACCGATATCGACCTTCTGCAGGATTTCCAGCAGGTCAATCTGCTCCTGCGTCAGATACGGGCGGATGCTTGTTTTCTTCTCAATGCCGTGCAGAATACGGAACTGCTTTGCAGTCATGCCGATTGCGATGCGGTTGAGCATATCGCACTCGTTGCTGAAGTGGTAAGGCTTCGGATCGTCCTTAAGCAGGCGGATGTTCTCCGTCAGCAGTGGGAATTCCTGTCTCGCAGACACCAGCGTCTTGATGAATGCTTCCATCTCATTGAAGCGGCGGATATACAATTCCTTGAACTGCGCAGCCTTCTTACCACGATAGCCCATTGCAAGAAAAACAAAACCGTCACGCGTCATCACATAGCAAGGCTGCTTATGCCCCTGTTCGTTGATATAAGTCGACTCCCCAAAATTGGAGAGTCGGAATTCCTCCGAACAGTCAAGCTCACGGATGTCACGAATTACATGATCGTGACGCTTCTCGAAGAACTGTGCCACGAAGCGGCTGTCGACTCTGGCGGTATCGCGCTTATCAACGAACACACCGTAGTCATCCATTGGAATTAATGTTTGCATAATAAAAACTCCTCTCGGTTTATAGTCAGAGGTATTCCTCTATTATCTCATTGGAAAGCAGACAGCCGTTTTGACGAAACGATCAGTCTTTTTTGTAAAATTCGCATTCATATCCGTCTGCCCGAAGCAGCAGTCCCTCTGCCCATGCAGGCGTTCGCGCCATCTGTTCGCAGATCACCTCCAGCGATACCCCCATGCTGCATTCGATAATCATTTCATCATGCACCGTCGCAACGATAAAGCAGTGCGACAGCGTCTGCATGGAATACATCAGCAGATCGCGGGCGACCGCCTGAACAATGTTTTCTACAAACTTCGGACCGTAGCTTTCCAAACGCTCCCACTTCTTCGCGCTGCCTACGCCCGTATATGTTACCGATTCGCCGCCGAACTGGTTTTCGCCGATCTGCGGGTGTGCGTAGCAGAGCTTTCTGCCAGATGGCAGCGTGATAAACAGCATCTTGCTCTGGTAGCTGAAGTGCAGACCGTGTGTTTCTGTTTCACCTTTGCTGCGGATTGTCTGCTTGACGGCATCATCCACATCCCACCACAGCCGGACAATATTCGGTGATGCATTACGCCAGTCCATTACGATTTGTTTCAGCTCTGCGTCAGACAGATTCAGATCTTCGCCGCCCATTGCTTTCATGGCACCGACGGAGCCGCCATAGCCACAAGCCAATTCTGCCACCTTGCCCTTCTGCCGCAAGTGACCATTGATACCATGCTTCACGACCGGTACACCGAACATCTTTGATGCAGATGCACAATAAATGTCCTCACCGGCGGCAAAAGCGTCCATGCGCCACTGTTCTCCCGCAAGCCATGCAATGACACGGGCTTCAATAGCAGAAAAGTCGGCGACAATGAACTTGTATCCGGGCTTCGGGACGAAAGCGGTACGGATGAGCTGCGAAAGCGTGTCTGGGACGTCTTCGTAGAGCATTTCGACCTCGTCATAATACCCGTGCTTCACGGTCTCACGTGCTTCGGTCAGGTCGGGAATATGATTCTGCGGCAGGTTCTGCAACTGTATGATGCGCCCCGCCCAGCGACCGGTACGGGCAGCGCCATAAAAGCTGAACATTCCACGCGCACGACCATCCGCACACATAGCGATCTGCATCGCCTGATATTTCTTGACAGAGGATTTGGACAGCATCCGGCGCATTTCCAGAACCGATTTCACGGGATCTTTTGCTGTTTTCAGCAGCTCCTTCACGCGGGCTTTATCCAGACAGTCGGACGGGCAGCCCTGCTCTTCAAGCCATGCCAGAAGCTGATATACAGAATTCGGATTGTCAATTCCGGTCAGGCGGCGCATATCTGCTGTCAGCTTCGCCTTTGCCTGCGCATCCAGCGTGAGTGCTGCATCGACCAATTCATAGTCAATACGAATACCGCGATCGTTGATCTCCTGATCGAGATAAAACTCCTCCCAGATAGAATCGGGAACCGGAAAGCGGGAAAGCCGACGGTCGATCTCCATTTCAGCTTCTACATCGCGCTTGTTATATGCCTTGAAAATTGTCCACTTTTCCGGCGCATCTACCGGTGTGTGAAAATGCGGCACGCCGTTCACCGTTTCGTAGGGTACACAAAAGTATTTAATGAGAGCTTTGCCCTCCGTCATTTTCTGCTGTTCAATATGCAGCGCCTTGCCTGCATCTGCAAGTGTAGAAGGCAGCGCCAGCGTGCGGCAGTGAATCATGGTGCAATGCCAGCCCACCGGCGAAAGATAGTCACTGACGGAATCTTCCGAAATACTGTAGCTGCGGAAAATCTCCGGATAATGCGTGCGCAAATACTTTGACAGGCACACTCGTTCAAACTGTACATTGAATGCCTGCTTGATGACGCTTTCATTGACCAGCGCGTGCAGCACCGCATCAGGGAGCGTTTCACCGTTTGCCAGATCATAGGTCTGTACCGCGCCGCCGTCTACGGAAAGGCTCACCAGCGTGATCGCAAAATAGGGAGAATCTGCATAAGCATACACACCGCATTTTGTCAGATCGCGGTCACTGCGTGTTTCAATATCGATTGTCATATTATTCATAACATCACATCCTATAAACCCACCCGGACGGAATCCCGTCAGTCGCCCTCCCGACCTTATTTGTTACTTGCGCTTCTTGAAGGTATCGACCAGCATATAGATAGACATGATCGTCCAGCAGGTCATTGTGATACAGCCAAGAACCGAGATAATGATAGAAACTACTGTACTCATGGCGACCTCCTTAAGACAGGAAGTCGTCATCATCATCGTCCATGTCAGAGAAATCATCCTCTGCACGGGACTTGCCACCGAGGGGCTCGCCGTCGCGGAGCTTCTGGAGATTGTTCAAACCGCACGCGATGCCCTTGTTGCCGTTGGTGTTGAAGGCGTAGAAGTTGATACTTGCACGACCGTAGATACCGGAGTAGAGCTCGCTGGTATCGAGGATCGGCTGGCAATCAGCGTCCACCACACCGGGCTTGGTAGCGCTGTTGGCATTGATGAAGTAGCAGCCTGCATAAGCGGGATCGTCCGGGCGCTCCTCATCGCCGTCACGGAGAGGTGTCTTGAGCGCCTTGAGGGGCGGCACGGACTTGCCGTTGCCCTTGAGCTTTGCCTGACCTTCCTCGTAGGCTACCTGAATTGCAGCCTTGACCTTCTCGACGGTCAAGGTATCCGCCTTCGGGATGATGAGGGACACGCTGTACTTCGGTGTGCCGCCGTTGATTGCCTTCGGTTCATTGACGATGAGGTAGCTGAAGCGGGTGTTCTTGCCTGTAACGACCTTTGTGGGATTGATAATCTTTGCCATGTTAATCTTCCTCCTGAAAATCATTGATTGTCCAAGCCGGACGCTTGTCCGACTCCGGTACGAGTGTGGGTTTGCCCTGCGGCTTTTCGATCAGACTGCCGAGCAGGGCGTTGAACTTCTTGCTGCCGAGCAGCTTGGTCATTGCGGTCACGCCCATGAGCTTTCGCTCGTAGGGATCGTAGCCAGCATCGGTGACGACGGCTACGACGGCATCGGGATTTGTGTATCGGCGGTTGCTTCGTCCCTCCACGACCTTGAAGCCGGGGAACTGTTTTCCGCTGATTGCCTGTTCGAGCGCATAATCCTTCACATCATTCACCCAGCCGATAAAGGTGTCGGCTCGGTCAAGGATCATGCTGATTTCGTCGTCGGCGAGAGTGTCAGGAACGGCGAAGTCGTACTGCGCAAGCTGCAGGTTGTATTCCGCCCGCTTCCGGCAGGTCGCCTTGATTTTACAGAACTGACAGTGTTTGCCAGCTTTGTATTCACCCTCGCCCTGTGCTGCAAGTGCCGCAGCGGGAATGAGAACATCATCCGCCCAGCGGAGCAGCTCGTCCTTCGTGACTTCCGCCACGCTGACGTTATTCCTGCGGGGCTGAAAGATGCACATCCGGACGGTCTGAATGTCGTAGAGTGCCTCAAAGAGATTCAGAGCACCCAGCGCATACATACGCATCTGTGAATTGTTCTCCGCATCGACGAGGACGCCAAGCCCGTACTTGAAATCTACAATGGTCATGGTGCCGTCGGCGACAATGATGCAGTCGGCAGTGCCGAAGCTCTCTGCTACCCAGCGGGTGAAATCGAGCCGCTGCTCTACCATCACCTGCGGATCGGGACAGGTCTGCTTTGCCGCCGCCACCTGTTCCATGATGAATTCACAGTAGGCATCGGAGCATTCCGCCATCTCTTCGTCGAAGTATTCCAGATCATCGGTGGGATCACGCACCTTATATCCGAGCGCCTTCTTGACCTTATACTCACAGAGGGCGTGTGCGTCCGTGCCTTGCTGTGCGTAGCTGCTGCCGGTGTCCGTCTGTGCGGCGTTCTCCATTGCCGAAGGCGGGCAGTTGATCCAGCGTTCGCTGCTGGATGGTGAGAGGATTGCGTGTGTTCCGGGCATTACAATCACTCCGCTTCTGTCAGCACAGCGGCGTAGTCGCTTTCGGCAATGTCTGAGAGCTTGGTCGCACCGTAGCGACCGATCAACTCCTTGACCTCCGCCGTCTTGCCGCTGCGTGAAATCTCTGACAGGCGGCTGCGGAGCTCTACGAAGGTGACGGTCTGCTGTTCAGGTGTCGGCTGTTCCTTCGGTGCAGGCTCCTGCGGCTCGTCTACGGCAGGATCGTAGATCGTCTCGAACGTGTCGAGGTAAGCGTTAGTGGTCTGTGCTGTGTACTCCTGCAGCGCAGCAGTAAGGGCAGCAAGCGCGTTGATGATTTTCATCATGGGTTCCATTTTTCATTGCCTCCTTTGTCAGATTTTTTGCCAGTCTTTTCGATACGATGCTGATAGCAAGCAGCGTATCTATCAGTTCGCGGGTTTTGCTGTTCACGGTTCATCACCTCCTTCTACTTCCCATTGGAAAGCAAGTGTCCATTTTGACGAAGGATTTTCAAAAAAATTCTTCAGTCAGAATCGTGGTCACTTTTTTCATGCGGGAGAGAAGTGTGGTGCGAGGAATATCCAGCTCCTGTGCGATCTCTGTATCTGACAGACCGTCCTGACGCAGTTCAAAGGCATGAAAGATGCCGGGGGCAAGCTCGTCCATTCTCTTAATAAGGGCTTCGAGCAGAAGCTGATCTGCTGCGATTGCGGCTGTATCCGCCGCCTCATCGACCATCTTGTCCAGCATGCTCTCCTCATCGCCCTCTTCGTTTGTTTTTGGACAGTCGAGGGAGACCGTATCCCCAGCACGGTGATACTTGCAAGTCCAGCAGTCCATATCGCAATAGCGGTAGTCCGCCTTCGGGCAGGTGCAGCGACCGTGGTTCTGCTGTGTGCGGCGATATGCGTTGATGTCACGGTAGTAATTGTCGTGTTCTTCTTTTGACACTTCGATTGACCTGTTCATTGACCTCAGATAGATTTTCATAAAAAATTCCTCCATTGACTTTGCGAATGGAGGAATCTCAAGCTGCAAATGGGCATGACAAATAGACCGCAGCTCTGAAGGATCACTCCATTCAGAATTGCAGCCGTCAGCTCAAATGACAGCCGTGCATATTAACTTTTCCCGCTACAGTCCGTTGAGCAGCCGTTGATCAAGCGACTCAGACTGCGCGGAAGAACAGTTTTATGTCGTATTCAGGACGTATGTCTTTGGAAACACTTTGAACTTTCAGTTGAAACTGTGCAAATGGCACAAGTTTTCCGTCTGCATTTGTGCAGGATAACAAAGTTCTTGTCAAGGATTTAAAAACACCTTAAACCGTCTGGAACAAACTGTGCTTTTGTGCTATAATGTTTAGTAGGATTTGATATGAATCGGTTTGAGGCACTCGCGCCTCACCTTGACTATATTCATTATCGCATATTTTGGATTTCATTGTCGGAAGCATTCGGAAATGTTCGGAAATAATCGGAAATTTTCGAAGCCTTGTGAAAGGGTGCGTATGCATGAACTTATTGGAGTTAATTAAACTACTAAACATGAACTATTCTGGAAGTCTCGATGAGTACGGATTTTTTATGGAGTTGATTGATCGCTGCATAGGTGAAGACAAACAGAATCCTTTTAGTGGTATCGACAAGGATACTGTAGAGCGCGGCATCCGTGGACAGAATGGATTGAGCAAGGCGAAACTTAAGAAGGTCAATCAATTTCGTGAAGTTGGTAGACTGGCAAAATACATTGAGGAGAAATATCCAGAAGATAAGATATATCTTATGGAATCTCAAATCAAGCTTCAGGTTCCGGATTTTAATCCTGATGAGGCTGATTTTTCCTATCCATGCGAGGACTTGTTTTTTCAATTGCTCGATGTCTACATAAACACTACAAACAAGCGCTCAAAGAAGAAGCAGGAGAGTACTGCACTTTCTCCTGATGATATTACGCTGATGACTGAATCGCCGGTGCAGCAACCAGTTGTTCAACAATTCGTGCAGAATCAGTTCAATATTTCGCAAACCGGTAATGGAATCAATATCGGTCATGCGGATACTATTGAAATACGAGACGGTAAGGTGGTGACCTTAAAATGAGTGATAAGCAGCTTCCGGCAGATCCCGCATCGCCTGTAGTTCCTGCAGTACCAAGAACATATAATATGGAGCAGTCTGGCGATGGTACAAATATTGGCGTAGCGCAGAGCGTTAGTCTTATCGCAAGCGGTGAAGCAGGGATACAAACCGGAACCATAGAAAATGTAAATGTCAATATCCAGAGTATCTCTGTTGCACCTCCGCTCATTACACCGCAGCCTAAGATACAGCCGCAAATGGTCGAAATGGATCGGACACATTACAATCTATTTGTGACATATGGTATCGATTGGAGAAATCCGAACGAGACAACATTTAAAGTTGAACCAGATCGTGTGCTGACCGGATATATGGAAGATAGTGTAAAGGCTGAATTTTCAACTTTGACGGATGAAGCCATTGCGCGTATCAAACGGTTTCCGAGCATTTTTGCAAATGAAAACAATGCCTTCGGACATACGGATGAGGAGCAGATTCTCGCCTTTGGCTTTGTAAAACAGATTAAAGTTCGTCGTAATGGCGTAATGATATATCCAGAAATCCGATGCTATCTTCCGCAACAACGACTTAACGAGGCACTTTTTGAGCTGGATATAACCGGGACAGATTCATTTAATGAGTTCAATCGTATGCATTGGAGCATTAAGAAAATAGACCTGATAGCTGAACTTCAAGAGTTGGGTTTCAACCTGTAATATAGCGAGGTGTTATAATGGATACAAATACTGAAAATGATGTCCTCGAAAGATGGGTAAATCTTGAAGAGGTAGCGAATTATCTGAGCGTCAGCAAAGATACAATCCGAGCGTGGATTAAACAGGGCAAGATACCTTTCTATCGCGCCGGAAAAATGTACAAGTTCAAAATATCTGAAATAGACGATTATGTGAGGAATGGTAAGATCACAGAGTAAAGGAGACAAGAGCTATGGAAGGAAAAATGCCAGCGGTAATCACGTCAATCACACTGAACACCAGAACATATCATAATGTTCTTATAGAGCCTACGTTGATCAACTTCTTCTATGGGAAGAACGGTGTGGGCAAATCAACCATAGCTGACTGTATCCGTTCTGGAGCAGGCGTTGTTCCGTCGCTCTCTGAATATGAAGTTCTTGTTTATGACAGAACATTTATTGATAGTAATATCCGTGCTGAAGGAATGTCTGGTGTCTTCAGTGTCAACGAAGAAAACATCCGAATTCAGGAAGAAGTCAAAGAAAAGGAAGCGGCACTTGAAAAGCATCGTTCACAGCGTACAGAACTTAGCTCGCATTACGATGAACTGCAAAAACAATTGCCCGCTATTCAGTCAAAACTGGAAACAGATTGCTGGGGAGCATTGACAGAGTTCCGTACCAATCTCTTCCCGGAGGCTATGAAAAAGAAACGCAATAATAAAAATGGATTCATCGGTGAACTATTAAAAGTAACCGCCCCTGCACAACACGAAGTTGATGAAATGCGCTCGATTTATGAAGCAGCATTTAGCACAGATTCGACGGCATACAATAAAATGCCCAGTGTATCCGTGGTTAGGATTGAGCAGATTGCTGGCTATGATTTACTTGCAAAAGCAATCACCAGCCGTGCTGACACCCCATTTGCTGAGTTTGTACGAGCCATTGGTTCAATAGATTGGGTTCAGTCTGGTCATGAGCATTTTTCTGAAAAAGCTGGCGATCGCTGTCCATATTGTTCTGGTAAACTGCCCGAAAACTTCGAAGAACAGTTTGCGTCCTGTTTTGACGATGCATATGAATGTGAGCGAAGCGCTATTATTTCTTTCCAATCAAATTATGAGCGTTTAATGCAAGCAGCACTTAACATACTGAATCAAAATCTCCAGCATCCATTTCCGCGTAATGACTTCTCTGTCTATACCGATAAATTGGAAACCCTCAAGGCTAAACACGAATTAAACAAGAGCCGCCTTTCGGAGAAAATCAGCTCTCCGACGACGAAAGTACAGCTTGAACCAGTTGCTGAACTGATGGAGGAACTAAACCAGATTATTCAGAAAATGAATGCTGCCATTGAGGAGAACAATAGTATTATTTCAGAGCGCAAGTCAAAGCAGGCAGAATGTACTGAAATGATATGGGAACATATGGCTTTTGTGACAAAGGCATATGTCGAAAAATTCCATTCAGATATCGCAGAAGTAAACGGTCATCTTTCAAAGTTGAAGAAATCACTGAATACACTGGGGACGGCTATAACTGCCTTGCAGAACGAGATTGCCAAGCTTTCACTTCAAATTGTAAATGTTGATGCAACCATGAACAGCATCAACGATATGCTTATAAATGCAGGCTTTCAAGGATTTACCGTAAAGAAAAAGCGTGGAGAGCCGAACAAGTATCAGATTGTACGTGATGACGGCTCCACAGCTCGTGGCTTGAGTGAAGGCGAGAAGAACTTCATTGCATTTTTGTATTTTTACCATAAAATTCTCGGAAGAGAAAGAGCCGACAGCGAATTCAAAGATCGAATTGTTGTCATAGACGATCCAGTCTCCAGCATGGATAGCTCGGCGCTCTTTATTGTCAGCTCTATTGTGCGCGAGTTGATTTCTATCTGTCATAATAATGGGTGTGCCGAAAAGCACGATTCGCCGCGCTTCATCAAGCAGATATTCATTCTGACACACAACTCCTTCTTCCACAATGAAGTATCATATAATCGTTTGGATACAGATGATTTCCATTGCGTCAACTTCTATCTGATAAAAAAGGAAAACAACACATCAACCGTTGTCCACTGTACAAAAAAAGATGCTTTTGGAAGAACCCCAGCGATAGAACAGAACTATACTCCTGTGTATAATGCCTACAGAACATTGTGGCGCGAATATAAGGAAGCGTCCTCGCCAATTGTTCTGAAGCAGGTTATCAGGCAAATTCTGGAGTATTATTTCATTCAGATATGTGGTTACAAGGGAGAGCAGCTTTCTGATCTGATAAAAAAGGAACAGGACTTGTTTATTAAGCAGAATTCAGATGGCACTGAAAACCGCGACCTTTTGCTTGCTGTGGATTCATTGATGCATTATGTAGGGGCAAATATCCACGGATTGTCCGATGGCTATGATTATATTGATGACTCAGCCGACATGGAAGGTATAAGAGAGACATTTCAGCAGATTTTCACGGCTATGAATCAGCCACAGCATTTTGATATGATGATGCAGTCTGTTTAAAAAATCGACAGGAGCGATGGAAATGGAAATATTTAACAACACAACTAAAACTGTAGGCGATGATATAAAAGCCATCGTTCGTCCCGGTGACAAGCTATCGATCGCCGCCGCCTGCTTCTCTATCTATGCATATCAAGAACTTCGTGAACAGCTTGAATCCTGCGAGGAACTGCGTTTTATATTTACTTCACCGACATTCATCGCAGAAAAGACAAAGGCTGAGCGTCGTGAGTTCTATATCCCGCGTCTCGGCAGAGAACGCAGCCTTTATGGTACAGAATTCGAGGTGCGGCTCAGAAACGAGCTGAAACAAAAGGCTGTCGCCAAAGAATGTGCTGATTGGATGCGGCGGAAGGTACGATTTAAATCGAACACCACCCGCGAAGGAATGAATAACTTCCTGCTTGTAGACGGTGCCGAAGACACCTATACTTATATGCCGATGAACACATTTACTACTGTTGATCTCGGCTGTGAGCGTGGTAATAACCTCACGAATATGGTAACCCGTCTTGAGAACCCTGCAAGCTCAGAGTTTTTACGGATGTTCGATTCGATCTGGGACGACAATGACAAGCTCACTGATGTTACAGAAGATGTTATTGAAATGATATCAACTGTTTATCAGGAAAACGCTCCGGAACTGGTCTACTTCATGACTCTGTACAATATCTTCAATGAATTCCTTGAAGATATTTCTGAGGATGTTTTGCCGAATGAAGCGACCGGTTTCAAGGATAGTGTAATCTGGAATAAGCTGTTCCATTTCCAGAAAGACGCAGCACTTGCAATTATCAATAAGCTGGAACAGTTTAACGGCTGCATTCTGGCTGATAGCGTTGGACTGGGTAAAACATTCACAGCATTAGCCGTTATCAAGTACTACGAAGGGCGTAATAAGAATGTTCTCGTCCTTTGTCCCAAAAAGCTATCCGAGAACTGGATGACATATCGTGGTAACCTGATTAACAATCCATTGGCAGCGGATCGTCTGCGCTATGATATTTTGTATCATACCGATCTGTCTCGTGATAGTGGAAGCACTGTAATAGGACTTCCAATCGACCGTATCAACTGGGGAAATTACGATCTTGTCGTGATTGATGAGAGCCACAACTTCCGCAACGGTACCGGAGCTGGAACGCATAAACTTGGTGATGACAAGGAAAATCGCTATATGCGCTTAATGAACCGCGTGATCAAACCCGGAGTCAAAACAAAGGTATTGATGCTCTCTGCAACACCTGTCAATAACCGTTTCTATGATTTGCGTAACCAGCTTGCTTTGGCATACGAGGGAGAATCGGAAACCTTCAGCGAAAAGCTCAAAACCAAATCGGATATAGATACGATTTTCCGTCAGGCGCAGACAGTTTATAATGCATGGTGTAAACTGCCGGAAGAGCAACGAACAACAGCAACACTTCTGTCGCAATTGGATTTTGATTTCTTTGAGGTGCTTGACAGTGTCACAATAGCGCGTTCAAGAAAACATATTCAGGCATATTATAATGTCTCGGATATTGGCACATTCCCAGAGCGCAATAAGCCCATTTCGCTGCGCCCGAAGCTAACAAACAAAACGAATGCGATCAATTACAAGGAAGTATACGAGCTGCTTTCAAATTTGCAGCTGACGATTTATACACCCACGATATACATACAGCCGAGCAAGATCTTCAAGTATCTCGATGAGGATGAAACGGAGAACTTCAGAAAAGGTCGTGAACTTGGTATTCAGCGCTTGATGAAGATCAACCTGCTGAAGCGTATGGAAAGCTCCGTTCACTCGTTCTTGCTGACTGTACGCCGCATATATGACTTTTTGTATGATACATCAGAGGTTATCGATCAGTATATGAAGACCGGATCCGGAAGCCTCGATGAAATGCGGGATCTTTCGGGAACCAGTGACGATTTCGATTTTGACGACCAGAACACTGACTTCTTCAGCGTCGGCAAGAAGGTCAAGATTGACCTGCGCGACATGGACTATATTCGCTGGAAGCGCGACATTGATAACGATATTGAGAACCTCCAGCTTTTGATCCTCATGGTCGAGGACATTACACCAGAGTATGATTTTAAACTGAACGAGCTGCTTCAGGTGATTCGTGAAAAGGTCGCGCATCCAATTAACCCCGGAAACAAGAAGATTCTGATCTTTACGGCATTTGCAGACACGGCGGAATACCTATATGAGAACGTTAGTCAGATGGCGTTGTCCGAGCTTGGGCTTCACACAGCTCTTGTGACCGGCTCTGTAGACGGTCAGACAACCATTCCTAAATTCAAGGCGGATATGAATCATGTGCTGACCTGCTTCTCTCCGCAGTCGAAAGACAAGGCTGTACTGTATCCGAATGAGTCTGCCGAGATCGACATTCTGATCGCGACGGACTGCATCTCCGAAGGTCAGAACCTGCAAGACTGCGATTACTGCATCAATTACGACATACACTGGAATCCAGTACGCATTATTCAGCGTTTCGGACGTATCGACCGAATCGGCAGCCGGAACGCAGTCATACAGCTTGTGAATTTTTGGCCTGATCTCGATCTCGATGAATACATCAACCTGAAATCGCGTGTGGAAACAAGAATGCGTATTTCTGTTATGACCTCCACAGGCGATGATGACCTCATCAATCAGGAGGAAAAGGGCGACCTCGAATATCGCCGCAGCCAGCTCAAGCGATTGCAGGAAGAGGTCGTAGACCTCGAAGATATGACAAGCGGCATTTCCATTATGGACTTGGGACTGAATGAGTTCCGGATGGATTTGCTGGCATACATGAAGGGACACGGCGACATTGACCACTCGCCATTTGGCATTCACGCTGTCGTCAAAGGTGAAAAACCGGGCGTGATATTTGTACTGAAGAATGTAAACGAGCATATCAATATCGAAAACCAGAACCGGCTGCATCCGTTCTACATGGTGTATGTCGGCATGGACGGCGAAGTGATCACAAACCATTTGCAGCCGAAGGATACCCTTGACATCATGCGCCACCTTGCCAAAGGGAAAAACGCGCCGGATAAGCCATTGTGTGAGCAGTTCAATAAGGCGACCAATAATGGCAAGAACATGGCTAAGGTCTCCCAGCTTCTGGAGGACACTATTATGTCAATCATCGATGCAAAGGACGAGGGCGACATTGACAGCTTCTTTGGCGGCGGTCAGACAACCTTCCTTTCTGGCGGTTTTTCGGGACTGGATGACTTTGAACTGATATGCTTTATGGTGGTGATCTGACATGATTGAATTCCCAAGCGCCACATCAGTTGGCAGAAGGCTGCCGAAAGAAGCATTCTACAAGCACCTGCCGCTGACCAAACCACTGAAGGACAAATTTGTCTCCGATGTCGAGCGTATCGTTGTAGAGAACAGCTTGACAAAGGATAATCTGAATCTGAACGATGACGCAGAGATAAACGAAATCCTGCTGCTGTCTATCACGCTGAAGAAGCAGGAATTTGACGGCAAGGTGGTCGAGGCGATCGCACGCCAGAATCCGCACAAACTGGTATTTCTGTTGATCTATGAGAATAGCTGTCAGCTTGCGCTGTATCATAGCAAGCTGTACCGCACACCGTGGATGAATTCCGAGGCGATCATCCTGAAACCGCAGGGATTCTCCCTTGACGAAATCTGGAACAGCTTTATAGAGCAGATCGCGCTATATGCAGAGCAGGCGGAAAACACAGCCACGCTCACGGTTGAGGAGCGCCTTGCCTTGCAGGAACAGATACAGAAGCTCGAAAAGCTGATACAAAAAACAGAAGCTGCCGCTTGGAAAGAGCAGCAGCCGAAAAAACGATTTGCCTTGTATACACAGTTACGCGAATATAAAACACAATTGGAGGAACTAAAACATGGACAAGCTAAAGATGCACACGCCTAATCTGGCGGACGAAAACTTTGCAAAGCTCACGGCACTTTTCCCGAATGCTGTCACAGAAACGATCAATGAGAACGGCGAAGTAGTCCGCGCTATCGATGCAGATGTTCTGCGTCAGGAGATTTCGGCTACAGTCGTAGAGGGTGCACAGGAGCGTTATCAGTTCACATGGCCTGATAAGAAGAAGTCCGTGGTGCTTGCCAACCAGCCGATCACCAAAACCCTGCGCCTTGTACGGGAGAAGTCTGTCGGTCGTGATGGCACACCCGGCGGCATTGATTCAGAGAACATTTATATCGAGGGCGACAACCTTGATGCGTTGAAGCTCTTGCAGGAGACCTATCTGGGCAAGGTGAAGATGATCTATATTGATCCGCCCTACAACACAGGCAGCGATTTTATCTACGAAGATGACTTTTCGCAGGAAACAGGTGAATATCTCGGAAACAGCGGACAGTTTGATGAAGAAGGTAACCGCCTTGTTCAGAATCCAGAAAGCAATGGGCGTTTTCACACTGATTGGCTAAATATGATTTACCCAAGACTGCGTATCGCTAAAGATCTTCTTACTGAAGACGGTGTTATTTTTATTAGCATAGACGATCATGAAGTGTCTAATTTGAAGAAACTACTTGACGACGTATTTGGCAGTCAAAACTTTATAGCTGATATTATCTGGCAAAAAAAGTTTTCAAGAGCAAATGATGCAACCTATTTTTCTACAATGCATGATCACATTC